TAGATGCTAGTATTATTCAGCAATTACAGAGCCTAACCTTTAAAGGCTTTGAGGATTTAGGACAACAGTATTTAGATGTCATTGCTAAAGAGGTCTACGAAAGCACCCTAACAGGAACACCATTTGCCGCAAGCGTAGCAACGATTAGAGCCACTGTAGGCAGTGATCTAGGGCGTTATGCTAATCAGCAGTTACATGACTCCCTAATGCAGTTTGACGCGGCTGTAAACACTAGAGTTGCCTTAGAGTCAGGTGCTAAAGAGTTTAAGTATCAAGGGCCAGATGATGAGGTCACTAGAGCATTTTGTGGAAAGCACGTAGGCAAGACATATACTAAAGAAGAAATTGAAGAAATCTGGTCTGGTAGTTGGACTGGTAAGATAGATGGTAATCCATTTATTGTGCGTGGTGGCTATAACTGCCGCCATAGGTTTAGGGCTGTATTCTAAGGAGACAATCATGCCACAAGGTAAAGGTACATACGGTAGTAAAGTAGGACGACCCAAAAAGAAGAAAAAAACCAAGAAATAATTATATGCTACAATGTTAATTCACCAATACTCTATAAGAGGTTCGTAACATGAGCGATGAAATCATGGCATCAGAAGCTGATACTGAGACAGCGGCAGTAGAAACTCAGGAAACCAAGACCTTTACTCAGGACGAACTAGATCGAATTGTTGCGGATCGCGTAGCAAGAGAGCAAAGAAAGTTCGATAAGAAGATACAAGGCATTGATCTGGATGACGCGAAAGATTTGATGGCAAAGCGTGAAGCCGCAGAACTGGAACGACAAAAGGAGCGTGGCGAGTTTGATTCTATCCTGAAGAAAACGGTCGAAAAGAAAGATATGGAAATACAGAGTTACAAAAGCAAGTTGCAACAGACGCTCGTAGATGGAGCGATTCTTGGTGCGGCTTCTAATAATAACGCTGTCAATCCAAATCAAGTATCACAGTTATTGAAAGACCAGACCAGACTATCAGATGATGGAACGGTAGAGGTGCTAGACGGTAACGGTGTACCGCGATACAATGACAGCGGTGATCTGCTATCAGTTAATGAAATGGTATCAGAATTTTTAACAGTAAACCCACACATGGTCAAAGCGTCACAAGGTGGCACAGGCTCGATGGGTAACACTGGTGGCTCTACACAGAAGCCTCAATCTGTGGCAGATATGGTTGCTAACTGGAGTAATGGCGGCAAAGAAGCATTTGCCTCTATGAAGAAAAAGTAACCACCAAACCACTATTTAATTTTTTGAGGATACAATCATGGCCGCAACAACTTCAACAACTCTTGACGATCTCTTTGTAAATATCGTCGCACAAGCACGTTTCACTGCTGAAGAGCAGTCCCTAATGATGGGTCTCGTTACTCAGTACAACATCCAAGCCCAAGCAGGAAAGACCATTCAGGTTCCTAAGTACCCTGCCATTGCCGCGGCAAACTTGACCGAAGGCACTGACATGACTAGCACTACTGTTTCTACTTCTTCAGTTTCTGTAACTGTAGGAGAGGTAGGCGCACAGGTTCTATTGACTGACATGGCTACTTACGGTGACGGCAACCCTGCTGTTGAGTTAGGTACTGTTCTTGGTAACGCTATCGCTACTAAGATTGATACTGACCTTATTGCTTTGTTTGACGGTTTCTCTGGTTCTATCGGAACCGCAGGAGCAGAAATCACTGTAGCTGACCTATTTAAGGCCGCGGCTACTTTGCGTTCTAACAAGGTTACTGGAACTATCAATGCTGTTGTACACCCATTCCAAGCGTACCAGTTGAAAGCTAACCTAACTAACACCTTTGCTAACCCAAATGGTGGCGACTTGCAGAACGAAGCAATGCGTAACGGTTATGTTGGTACTATCGCAGGTATCAATGTATATGAGTCTGCTAACGTAGCTATTGATGGTAACGACGATGCTAAAGGTGCTGTATTTGCTCCAGAAGCATTGATGATCGCTATGAAGCGTGACTTCAACATTGCGCCTCAGCGTGATGAGTCACTACGCGCATTCGAGTTAAACGCTACTGCTGTATATGGCGTTGCTGAACTTGATGATGCATTCGGTGTTGAGATTCTATCTGACTCCGCATTGTAAGACTGACTGCCCCTTCTTCGGAGGGGGCTTTCTTATAAGGTAAAATGGTAATGGCATATTCAAGCGATGCAGATTTATTAAAGTTAATTCCAGACATTCTCGATCTAGGTATCGAGTCTTTTGTATTGGAACACCCAAAAGCACAGGCAGACATACAGCGCGAGTTACGGATTAAATGGTGGCCGCGAAAGAATATTGCAGGTGAGATGGACAACAGCAAACTTACCTCAACACAGTTTACAATGGCAAGTGCCTATCTAGTATTATGGCGTTACGCTTTACCGCAGTTAACGAACTGGGTAGAGGGTGATCGATTCCAAAGCATGATTGATTTCTACAAGGCGCGATACGGTGAAGAGTTAGAGGCTGTATTGGCTGATGGCGTTGACTATGATGCAGATGGCGATGGCGTTATTAAGGAAGATGAAAAGCAACCTGTAGGACAAAGGTTAGACAGGTAATGGAATTTAGCGTTAAGACAAATGCTAAGGAAGTATCGAAGCGAATCGGTAAGAAGGGAAAAGAATTATCACGCAGTGTTCGTAAAGCATTATCAATTACAGCACAAACTGGCGTAGGTATTATTGAGAATAGGACTGCCAAAGGAAAAGGATTCAAAGGCGGTGGGTTTAAGAAGTACAGCCCTACTTATGCGGCATTTAGAAGCAAAAATGGTAGAGGATCAACACCTGATCTACAGTTTACAGGTAAGATGTTAGGCTCGATGACTACTAAAGCTAACAGTAAGCAAGCTGTTATATTTTTTAGTAGAGCCGCAGAATCGAAGAAGGCGGCAATGAATAACAAGAGCAGACCGTTTTTTGGGTTTAGCCGCAAAGACGAAAAGCAATTAGGGCAGGTCTTTTTTAGGAATTTGAAATGAGTGTAAGAGAAGAGATAGCTGAAAATATTGTTACTACGCTGAAGGGCATTAAAAGCCCTGTTGCTGTAAAATATGCTACTCGTGAGCCGTTCGACTTTGAGAAGCTGTCTAACGCTCAATACCCTGCCGTCTTAGTACGTAGTGCTGATGAAAGCAGAGAAGATACATCGATAGGTGGATCGATAACCCAGAGAATGGGTACGATTAATTATGACTTGGTTTGTTTTGTTAAAGGCTCTGCGATTGACAGTGCAAGAAACAACATAATCGAGGCGATTGAAGAAGGTCTTGATGTTGACCGTACTAGAGGCAGTAAAGCCATAGATACGCAGGTAGTCAATGTTGAGATAGATGAAGGTTCTATTGATCCCATTGGTGGGGTCATTATTACAGTCCGTATAGTATATCAGTATACTCGCGGCACAACTTAACTTAACTTAAAAGGTACATATCATGGCGACTAAAACAGGCGCATCTGGAGTAGTAAAAGTACAAGTCTCAGGCACGACTGTTGCCGTGGTAGGCGAGGTACGTTCTTTCACGTTTGACGGTTCAGCAGACACCATTGAAGATTCAGTAATGGGCGATTCTTCTAGAACTTACAAGCAAGGCTTAAAAACCAACACAGTTTCACTTGATGTTTATTGGGATGAGGCAGACGCACAGCAGTTAATTCTTGACGAACGTGCTTCTGTAGATTTTGAAATCTATCCTACTGGCACTGGTTCAGGCGAGACTTTCTTTTCAGGCGGTGGCATTGTAACTTCTCGTTCTATCAGTGGAGCATTTGATGGAATGGTTGAAGCAAGTTTCACCATTCAGTGCAGTGGAGCAGTAACAGAATCACAAGTATAAAGGGGATAAACCATGGGATTAGCAAAAGAGTTACGAAGCAGAAGAAAGATACAGGCGCGAGAAGTTGTAGTTCCTGCATGGGGTGACGAATCTGGAGCATTTAAGTTATATTGTAGAACGATTACGTGCTATGACTTAGACCAGTTGCAGAAGAAGCACCCCGACTTTCTTAACAACACAACTATCGGTGCAATGGTAGATTTGATTTGCATGAAGGCAGAAGATGAGGGCGGTAGTAAACTGTTCGGGTCTGCGGAAGATAGGTTAGATTTGATGGGCGAAGAAACAAGCGTCATATCAGATATAGCCAATCAGATGTTTGCTGAAATTGAATCTGCGGAGGTGGCTGAAAAAAACTAAGAAGCGATCAATCAAGGATGAACCTATTGTCTTTGGCTGATCGCCTTCACATTACGATAGAAGAAGCAGAGCAAATGCCTGTCAATCACTTCAATGAGTGGTTGGCCTACTTTCAAATAATGAGCGAGAACGATGGCTGAAAATGTAAACATTACGATTAAGGCGTTTGATAAAACCAAGAAAGGATTTGGCTCTGTTGCCTCTGGTCTAAAGAAAGTTACTGGAGCTGTTTTCTCAATGCGAACCGCCTTAGTTGGTGCGGCAGGTTTAGCAGGGTTTGGTTTACTGGTTAAATCATCTCTAAGCGCAACTGATTCATTAGCTAAGACGGCATCAAAGATCGGCACAACCACTGAGGCATTAAGTGCTTTACGGTATGCGGCAGACATCACTGGCGTTGCTACCACCACAATGGATATGGCGTTGCAGAGGTTTACCCGAAGAACGGCAGAAGCGGCAAAAGGAACAGGCGAGGCTAAGGGTGCATTACAAACGCTTGGCATCAGTGCGCGTGAACTCGTTAATATGCCGCTTGACCAAAGAATGCTTGTGCTTGCTGACGCGTTTTCTAAACAAACAAATGAATCTGAAAAACTTGCTTTGGCCTTTAAGCTATTTGACAGTGAGGGTGCGGCATTAGTTAACACATTAAGTTTAGGCCGCAAAGGTCTAACTGAATTGCTTGGAGAGGCCAAAGCATTGGGCGCAGTAATGTCCAGTAATGCCGCTCAAGGCGTAGAAGATGCAAGTGATTCTCTTACAAAATTGAAGGCAATAACCAAAGGATTAAGAGATCAGTTTGTCGCGGCTCTTGCCCCTGCCATTGAATCCCTAACAACAAGATTCACGGAATTTTTTAAAAAAATTGCTGATGAAAAAGGCGGTGTTGAACAATTTGCCAAAGACATGGCAATTTCGTTTCTTAACGCCTCTGTTGCCGTTGTTCAGTCACTTGATACTATTCTTACCAATGTTGGAAAGACGTTTGAGTTTTTTCGCAAAAAAGTGTCTGGCTTTGCCGCATGGGCAAACAAAACTGACTTAGATGATTTTACTCGAAGAGCAGATTTACTAAGCGATGCATTTACAGAAATTTCAACTGGAGCAACATTAAGTGCAAGTCAGATACGAAGTTTAGGGCTTGGTGATGCGGAACCTACTTTAGTTAATATTGTAAAAAGGTATAAGGAAGTAAATGATCGAATAGATGAATTGAAGGCCAAAATTAGTGGTGGGATGACTCCGATTGATTTATCTAATGTAATTGATGTCGATGCATTTAAAAAAGAAGTTGAAAGCCTTATTGCAATTATCGTGGGCGGTGGAGAAGGTGAAGGGTTAGTGCCAAAGGCTGTTGATGGTATTAGCAATATGCGTCAAGCCTTCAATGATTGGAAAGAAACCCTTGGCGATGTTGATATTGCTCTACAAGATGTAGCCAAACAAGGCATGAACAAGTTTACCGATGCCTTTACCGATGCAATCACTGGGGCAAAGAACTTTGGTGATGCCATGAGAGATATGGCGAAGTCGGTAGTTGATAGCCTGATTAAAATGCTTGTCCAGTATTACATTACTAAACCACTATTTGACGCTATCACTGGTAGCTTTGGCGGTGGATCGACACCTGCTCCTGTCGTTGACGCGGTTGGAACGATGCCAAGCGCCAATGGCGGTGGCTTTACTGGATACGGTTCACGATCTGGTGGCGTAGATGGTAAAGGTGGATTCCCTGCAATACTTCACCCGAATGAGACTGTTATTGATCATACTAAAGGTCAATCATCTGGTGTAGTAGTACAGCAGACCATTAACGTGACTACAGGCGTACAGCAAACCGTACGTGCTGAGATCGTCCAGTTAATGCCTCAGATAGCCCAAGCCGCTAAAGGTGCTGTTGCAGACGCTAGGTTGCGCGGTGGTAACTTCTCTAAAGCAATGGGAGGCGCATAATGCCCTTATCTTTTC